ATAATGCAAAGCTTCACCACCATACAATACTTCAATATAAGATTCCGTTACTTTGATGACTTCACCTAAGTAACCTTCTACATCTACAGTATCACCATGTTTAAATTTCATTTTATCTCTCCTTTAATAGCACTTAACTCTTTCTTTAATGCCTTAATCTTACTACGATGCTTATTAATCAGCCTAGAGTTTATCATTTGTAACTTCTCTAAATACCCGATTGTTTTAAAATCACGGTTAATACGATCTTCATAAACATAAGATAAGTCTCCATTGCCACAAACATAAAATTTTGTACGTTCTCTACGGTTGTGTAATATGTGCTTATAGAAGTTAGTCACCTTATCCCCTATATTACGATTCTCTTGTTTCAATCTAATAATATCTTTATGAATAGATTTAATCTTTAATTGCTTAATAGCAATCTCTTGAGCGTTATGCTGTCGTACAATCATATCAACAAGATCATCATTACTCATTTTAAATCTCCTTTAATAGCAGATTCTTGCATTCTACTTGCACCAATATCAAAATACTTTTCATCCATTTCAATACCAATGAATTTACGATTTGTATTTAAGCAAGCTACACCTGTAGAGCCTGAACCAAAAGTAAAGTCTAAAACCGTTTCACCTTCTTGCGTATAGGTCTTAATTAGGTATTCTAACAAAGCTACAGGTTTTTGAGTAGGGTGTAGTTTACCTTTTTGACTTGCGTTACTGAATTGTAAAACATTTTTAGGATACTTCTTATCTCTAACAATCTTAGATTGTTGTTTTGTTGTTTTTCCTCCCATAATTTCCGTTCTACTATACTCAACGTCTACGTCCTTTCTTAGTTTATCTCTGTTCACCATTATTGGGTAGTAGTTTATTTTACCATCACCAAACACAATAATATTTTCAACTTGTTGCATCGGTCTAATCTTTGCAACTAAGTGTCCTTTGGCTGTAACCTTGTCCCACACCCAATCATACTTATACTGCTTAATATTACTCATACGCAAAGCACTAGAAAAAGGCTCAGTACCAAATAATACAATAGCACCTTTAGGTTTAATGATGCGCTTTAGCTCTACCCACATTGCATCAAACGGAATTACAGAATCCCATTTACAAGCTGTTGTACCTAGTCAGCCGTAGGGCGGATCACATAACACCAAGTCCACTGAGTTGTCTGGAATGTATTTCATAACTTCCAAGCAATCTCCATGAACTAACGTGTTAGGTAATACATGCCCTACGAGCTGTACCTCCTTTTCGTTAGTTATAGTAAACATTAAACAAAATACTCCTCTATGTTTGATTTTAAGATATTCCACTCATCTTGCGTCATATCATTTTTGCATCTATTCTCAAACCAAGATAAAAACTGTAAGTTTTCTAAATCGTTAGTACCACCTTTTGCTTTTGGTACTATATGGTCAAGTGATGGTTTTTTGTATGGTTCAAAGTTTGAGTTGACCCATATTTCATAAACGCTATTAAATTGAATATCATTATAAAATTTAAGCAAATAATTTTTATACCACTCTGTATCAACACTCCATCTACCAGTTCTTTCTGATATACACATATTTAATAATTGAAGCTTTTTAAAGTCTTTAAATTGCATTAACCACTCATAACTCACATCAAATCTTAAATGAATAGCCATATTGTTGTATAGCCTCTCGGTATCACATTCAAACTTTTTTACACCTCTTAAATTTTTAGGCTTTCTAGTTTGTACATTTTTACCTTTTAATATTCTTGATATAAGTTTATGATTTGTGTCAAATTCTAAAGCTATTTGTCTCATAGACTTACCATCTTTATACATTTTACAAATTAATTCTTTATCTAACATATCCCACCTTTTAAAGTATTTATTACATTATATCATGATATTTTAGGATAGTCAATATAAGGTGGGTCTGTAAGAATTAAATCAACACTCCCATCAGGAATCTCTTTCATTCTCTCTAAACAGTCACCAAATAACAAACTATATTCACTTGTTACAACATCTTTACTACTCATTTTAAATCTCCTTTAAAAACATATTAACTTATTAAAGCATCTTACACCACATTGAGTATAAGATGCAAACCTTATTCATCATTTAACCAGTTTGAGAATAACGTGTACATTCTCTTAGAACCAACAGCAACTACCATAGGTTCTCCCTTACGAATACAACCTCGCCATAACCACTGTAGCATTTCAGATAGAGCAAACACATTAATATCTACAGGACAACCATAATCTTGTAAGTAAGATTTAACAGATTGAATAGGGTGTCTATTGTAACAATGAACCATTGCTTTCTTGTATGCGTAAATGTTCGTTGCTCTTGTATTGGAAGATAGGTAGCACGGAACACTATTAGAATCTTTAGTGTATCCTTTTGGTTTCACAATAATCTTACCGTTATTACTTGTCTTAACGGCACGAGCTTTTGGTAGTGTCCATAACACATCATCAGCTAACATTCCGTACTTCTTAGCTGTAGTTTCTATGTAGTTTTTAACATGCTTAATTTGCTCACCATTAGCTTCTGCCCACCAAGTAGATGACATAGAGTAATCCATAAGTTTCTTACTAGGAGGAACTAAAGTAATCAGTTTTCTTAATTTATCTTTATCTAAGACATCACAAGAAATCTCATCAAATTGCTTAACCTCAAAACCTTTGAGTCTTAGGAAACAATCTAGCACGTTACCACTAAACATATAGGTTAAAATGATAACACGATCAGCAACTTCAAACAACCTAATTGGTAGTTGTGTAACCATCATAGTTGACGATCTTCGTGTACTGTATAAAGACTTACTATCACAATATTGTAAGAAGTCGTAGTATCTGTGGTTTGGTTGTAACTTTTCTCTATCTCCAATCCAAGACACCATGCCATCCTTATCATCAATACAAATATCTTGACGTTCAAGTAACCAAGCTAAGTCGTTCTCTGAGTATTTATCAAAACCACCAATAATGTCAATTTCTTCATCAATGATAACAATATAACCTTGTTTAGATATTTCTTTTAAGTGCTTATCTGTCATACACAGATACAGACTATGAGTGCAAGCAACATTACAACCTTGTTGTAGTAGTGTTAGGAAGCTTTCACTTTTAGTACCTTCTTCGTTTGTTGGAACTTCAAACACAACATTGTTTAAGTCTTTATGTATTCTCCCTCCTTCCTCTACTTCTGTTAGTAGTGGAGATACAAAAATAAACTTCTTGTTTGGTTGTGAATCAACCCATTTCAGCATGTATGTTGTTTTAGATGTACCCATACAACTATCAACAATCTCAACTTCTTTGTTTACAGTCATAGGGAATTTAACAGTATTAATCATTGTTGCTCCTGTTTTGTGGAAGAAAAGGGTGGATTTTACTAAAATTAACCTATGTAAAATAATGACTTACGAGAATATTTCTTAGGGATATATAGGGGGTATATTAGTATGAAAAACAAGTCTAACACAGTAAGAAAAGTAAAGCAAACACTAAAACCAAACAAATCTATATAACTTGGTTTGCTGCTCTTGATTATTTGTGTTTAAGTAAATAAAAAGAGGTACTACCTAAACAGATAATACCTCTATTGTACTACTTAACTCTTTAATTATACAACACCGTATTGTTTAATATATTCAATACAAGACTTTAATTTACTGAAAGAGCATACATATTTAGCATAACCCTCTTGTCCAATTCTTAAACTCAGGTTGATGTATGGATAGCCATCACCATCATCAAAGCGACTACCAAAACTTTCTACTTCCACTTTCCAAAAGTTGTTAACTGCAATGATACAGCCACCGTCATCAAACACTTCCCAACCTCCTTTATTTAGTTTAAACTTACTTTGTAGTTTCTCAACGCTTTGGTAATTCATAACACACTCCTTAATAATTAATAAACCAAATATAGCAAATAATAAAAAGCAGTACAAGGGTTATTTCATACTGCTATAACAATTATTTAACTTGTTTCAACAATGCTTCTAAACCAACAATAGACTCATCTAAA